AAGTGTATATGTATGGTAAACCATCTGCTTTATTATCTACAGAAGCGGATATATGGTGTTTTTTTGATAACCTTAATTTAATATGGGTAAAGCCTACTCGCATTAAAGATTTAATTTTAGAAAAAGGATACACGCAGCGAGTGATCACAGGAAAAGGGGATACTAAATCAAAGCGGTGTTATCTTATCCCAACAAAAGAGATTTATTCAATATCTAATAAAGTGGAGTCTGTACATGAAAAAGAACGTATTAAAACGATATAATTATACTGATGAAGAGATGCTGAAGATGCGTGACGATTTTTTAAGAGAAGATAATACCTGGTATTTAGAGATGTATTTTAAAGGTGTTTTACCTGTAAAGAGGAAGAGAAAATGAAGATTACAACCAATGACTTATATCAAATCAAGCAAGGATTAGCTAGTAGATTATTAAAACTTAAAATAACGCAAGAAAGAAAATCTATTACAAAAATACAACATTTATTAGACCGACTAGATACTATGGAAAAGAATTTCTACGCCTCACAAACAAAGTCAGATGACTTGCAACCCGAATTGACCAATGATCTTAATAAGTAGGGATACAAGGGTAAAAGGTTCTTGGCAAATGAAACTACTTGTGTTGGCGCGTAAGTATGTGGGGTGTAGAATGTATTTAATGAATAAAAAAAAGGGGTAAGTATGATTATGTTTAGTATAGCAGAATGGGTAGCCAATATATTAGTGTTAGGAATGGGTATTTTCTTTTGGGTTAGTTCTTTAGCACTTATATTTGTCGTAATTAGTGTTCTTATCGAAAGGTTTACCTATGAGTAAATGGCAAATATATAGAGATAAGAAAGACTTGCCTATGATGTGCGGTGTATATGTGATGTATAAAAAAGATCAAGTTGTGTACGTTGGGGTTAGTAAAAATATACGGAAACGATTTAGTAAGTATAATGTAGATCAATGGGATTATATTAAGGTGAAACCCGCGACCTCTTTTGGGCGCGCAACTGATTTAGAAAGTAAGCTAATTAAAAAGATGCAACCTGAACTAAACTCGCGGCACAAACAAAGAGCGCAACTAAGTAACAGACATAGACTCTCTATTGATGCAAAGATATACTCAAAATTAAGAGTATTTTGCTTTGAGAAGAACCTGAAGATGAAAGATATGGTTGCGGATTTAATAACTCAATTCTTAAAGGCGGTGGAAGATAGTGGCAAGTAAATCAAAATCAAAAGGCAATACCTATGAACGTGAACTCGTGGAAAGATTATCTAAGGAAGGATATGATGTAAAACGAGCGTGGGGTTCGGATGGTAGAAGCATGGGTTTAACAGAAGATGTGGATATTTTAGCGAATAAGGACGGAAAATCGCTTAAAATACAAGCAAAAAGAAGAAGAACTATCCCTAAATGGTTAGCATTTGGGAATTGTGATCTAGTAATGACACGAGAAGATCGAGGAGAAACCATTGTCTTGGTGAAGTTAGATGATTGGTTATCCTTAATGAAGTAGGATGGTGTATTTTACACTAGTCCTGGAGATAGAAGAGAATCTTTCTGCATCGGAGATTCTTGAGCAGTTGAGAGATGCAGCAACACGATGGGGTAAGTGTATAAACAAGACCCCGAAGACAAGAAAACCAGTAAAGAATAATAGGAATAATTACTACATGGAGGTAGGATATGAAAGTTGATACGTTTTTTAAGTTAAGTGAAATCTTTTTAGAAGAGTGTAAAGAGATTCAATTGGAAAAAGGTAAGGAATACACGATAGATGATGGGTCAAATACAGCGGATAAGTTCAGAAACTTCCGTTCTATTGGAGAGAGATTGAATTTAGACCCTAAACTTGTTCTGTTAACCTATATGTTAAAGCATATGGATTCTATTCGTACCTATGTTTTATATGGAAATGAAGGATCAGAGGGAATTAAATCCAGGTGTCAGGACTTGGTGAACTATTCTATTATGTTATGGGCAATGGATCACGAAGAAAAAACATTTGCAGAGTTAATTGACGATGCCTGATTTTCAATGGTTTTATGAATATGAAGTACGAGTAGAGAAGATAAAATACAATGGGACTCAAGGGAAAGGAAGTTGTCCTTTGGGTACGCACGATGATTCTAAACCTTCCTTTTCTTTCTCTATTGAAAATGGACAATGTAAATGCTTTTCATGTGGTTACAAGGGAAACGCATATTTATTAGCGAAACACCTAAATATTAGCAACCCTGAGAAGATGATTAATGGCGAAGTAACCAAAACTAAAGCACTTAAACCGCCTACACCACCAAAGAAACCTAAAATAGAAGGGAATATTGAAGAGGTGGCGCAATCTTATATAGATAATGTGCCGAAAGAACACATTAAATCTCTACCAAAGCTAAAAGAGATGAAGGTCGGGTACACGGAAGATGGATTAAAGGTATTCAACTACCTGGATAAAGACGGGAATACTACAGGGATAAAGATACACAAGTCTTATTGGAGTCACGGAGATAAGTCCTGCCAAATATATGGACTTAATCTTTTAGGTAAGTATAAACGGGATGAACCTCTTATTATATGTGAGGGGGAAACCGATATGCTTGTCTGTCCTAACAATAGTATTTCCTTTAGTGCAGGAGCGGGATCTATCCCTGATAATATATCAGACATCCTAGAGTTTAAGCAAATATACATAGCATATGATAATGACTCGCCAGGAAGAGAAGGTGCAGAACGCCTGGCGCAACGGATTAAGACCGAGAGTCGGGGTATCAGAGTGTATATCTGTCAATGGAGTGAATACCTACCTGAAGGATATGATATACGGGATGAGTTTACCAAGTTCAAAGAGGATTCATCCTATAAGTATAAAGAACTAAAGTCTTCTATCACTAATGCGGTAGAATTTAAACTAGCGGCACGGGGGTACAATGTTATAGATACCTCGGAACTCACCAATACATATAACAAACCACCTGATCCTATTATTCAATACCTCTTGTATGAGGGTGGTGTATCCCTAGTCGCTGGAACGGATGGAGTCGGGAAGACTTGGTTTGTGCTACAAATGGCGTATGCTATTGCATCAGGTAAAGAGTTTTTAGGCTTTCCTGTAATGCAAAAAGAGGTATTATTAATACAATTTGAGTTATCCCCTGAACAACTATCCAACAGAGTGAAGGCAATGCAAGTGAACTTCCCTATGGGGACAAATGTACGCATGGCTTTATTTAATGATGATGATATGATGTTTACGGATCAATGGCAAAAGATCAAGGACACTATCGAAGATATGGCACTACGAGATGGAGTGGTAATCGTGGACAATATATATACGAGTACCAACCAAGACCTATCCGATAATAATGCCTTGCAACAAATCCTGTCGATGATCCAACACATTAAGAGTACGACAGGCAACTCTATTGTCCTGGTGGGGCATCACAATAAGAGCAACAACCATGATGAAGAGCCGATACTTACAAAAGGCTTAATACATGGGGGAAAACATTTAACCAACTATGTACACAATGTAATACAGATCGGGGAATCTACCCTGGCTACAGACCTTAGAAGAGGTAAGATAACAAAAGTAAGGGATGAGCATTGTGAATTAAATGGTGAACCCTTTAAATTAAATTGGAATCGGGAAGAAGTCTTATTTGAACGGGGGGCAGTAATCGTAAATGAAAAACTACATTGTGTAGAAGCCTCCGATAAATGGGAGATTGAAATCATAAAAGAGTTTTACGTTTATAGTAAGAAAGAGAAGTTTAATCGTAAAGAGATGTGGGGGTTTTTAGAAGCTTCCAAAGGTTGGATGCCTACCACTTACAATATAAATAATAAGCTTACCCGCTATTTAAAAACAATGGTAAAGTGGGGTTATATTATGAAAGAATCTCACGGATTATACTCATTTAACCATGAAGAAATGGACTAAACCCTATATGGTTATTTTATGGTTATTTGGTTATTTGGGGTGTTTTACTGATTTGGTTTCTCGAGGAATATAACCATATAACCACTATATAATGAACGGGGTTATTTGTTAACTAAAAAAAAGGATTAGATATGATATTTAGTGGATTAAAATTATGTGAGAATTGTGGAGTTTATGAATTTAGAAGGATCATAAAATATAAGCAAAATAGAAATGTCCACATGGATATTTGGTATTGGTCTAGCTTACCAAAGTATGGATTAAAAAAGAAACCTTGCCCAAGTTGTAAACCCGAGCAAGATTATTTTAAGGTGTCTAGATATTATGGTTAACTATGTATGTTCTAAACATTTGGGGCAGAGATCATAATCCTCATGCATCTCTTTACCGCAACATTCAGAAGTTTTGATTTCATCATCTTCAACAATAGAACACATAACACTAACTTTGGTTATTCTGCTGATCCTATTTTCAAACTCATTTGCCATTTCCTCAATATCATATACCCTTTCATTTGTTTCATCATCTGTATAATACATGATTGGAACTTCTATTTTATTGTTATTTTCATAGGAATCTCTTTTAATTAATCTAGTTTCTTCAGCTTCTACAAGACCACATAAGCTAGCAAAATTACTCATACTTGGTTTTTCACAAACAACAATCAATTTGTATTTAATTTTTCTTAATTGAAATAGCTCTTCGGATTCCCAACTATATCTTTTCATTATTTTATCGTGATTTGATGTGCTTTTCATTTTATTCTCCTATTTTCTACTTTTATTATATGTGCGGTTAACGAATCCCAATCTCGATCTGTCCAGGATGCTTGATATTTCTTTTTGTACTCGGCTGCAGAATCCAAATCTTTAAATGAACCATATGCCCACGGATCTGTTGAATCTGAATAAATCATTACTATATACATTATTTCACCTCCTTTGCATCATAATCTAAATATAGATCATAATGTTTATCACGTTTTTTAATCTCCCAATCTTTGATGTCCATTAATAGTAAACCTTTATGTATGTTCAAGGTTAACCATCGTAAAAACTCAATTAGGTTTTTCATTGTTTTATGCGATGTGTAATATTTCATCTTAATTAACGCAAATATGCGTGGGTTTTTTGGTTTCGGTATCATAATACCCGTCTTTACCTTTTTTCATCGGTGTAGGGTCAAATTTAACGTCCTCAACCCTATTGCATT